TCCACCAAATGTGAATCAGGCGAACCCCCCACGATCTACTTCGTGGGTGCGTTCTTCGTCCTGACCATGCCGCTCCCTGAGCGGTAAAAAATAGGCACTCGGCCTTGATAGCCGGGTGCCTATTTCTTTTTGCCCTGCTGACAATATAAACAACATAGTGCGGTCAATAATTGTGCAGTATACATCTTGATAACCATGCGCGCGTATGGTAATATACAGACACAATAAAGGACGGAGGTAAATACAAAATGACCGCTAAATACTTTGCAAACTCTGCAAAATATCAGATCACGCTGAACCGTAAAGAGGCCGAGGCTCTCGCCTACTATGGCAGCTCCTACGACTACCTGATCACCGCTCTGAAGCTGTGGAGCGATGAGGCCGCTGAACTGAAGATCTTCGTCGATAACAAATTCACCGTCATGGCCGACCTGAACCGGGCACTGGCCGCCAGCAGGAATTGAGGAGGGCACCGTAATGAAGAACATTCTGGTTGATATGCTGAAGGCTCAGGGCTTCACCGCCGCACAGTCCATGGAGTTCGCTTGTGAACACACGCTGCTCTCCAAGAAGTACGAGAAGCAGGTGCAGACCTGCTGGTGCGGAGAGCGGACCTCCACGCTGGAGGTCAAGTTGTTCGTCAATCTGGAGGCCGGGATCTGCCGGGTGTGGTTCTATTCGGACGGTCGGCGGGATGCCTACAAGGAGCGGTGGTACTCCACTCTCGGCAAGCGCACCTATAACGCCATTGCCGAGACCATCAAAAACGCAGGGTTTGAGATTTGAATATCGGAAACGCCCCGGCTGGTGCCGGGGTATTTTGTTTTAGAAAATATTATTTTATTCGATAAAACGCTTGACAAAAATAATATTTTGGTGTATACTATAATCACAGCAAGGGAAACAAACAAAAAGAACTAAACGGAGGAAAACAAAAATGACGAAGTTTTATGACGGTAAGAAGATCCTGAGCATCACCATGACGGATGACCGGACGGGAATCGACTTTGAAAACGAGTTCTTTGAGATCGGTCAGCTCCCTTACAACATGGAGCTGGATGCAAACAAGGTAGAGGATGTCGATTATCTGATCGACCAGGCCGTGACCTATGCAAACGGCACCAATACCGATTTTGAGTACCAGTACGACGAGGACGGCAACCTGCTGGACGGCTGCAGCGTGTCTTACACCGTCGAAGATATGTGACCGAAACAACAAAACCCCCGGTGTCCACTGTGGACACCGGGAGCTTTCTTCAAAGAGCAGATATAAAACGCGGAAAGCAAAAAGCAAAAGAATAGGAGAACGAAAAATGAAAAAGATCATCAACGGCAAGCTGTACAACACCGAGACCGCAAAGAAACTCGGCGACTGGGAGTCCGATCAGGACTACCGTGGCCTGTACCACGAAGAAGAGTCCCTCTACCGCACGAAGTCTGGAAACTATTTTTTGTGGTGCTACGGCGGAGCCGCCAGCCGGTATAATCAGCAGACCGGGCAGAATGAGTGGTCGAGCGGTGAACTGATCCAGCCGATCAGCGAGGACCGGGCTAAGAAGTGGGCCGAGGATCGTCTGGACGGCGATTCTTACGAGCGCATTTTTGGGGAGATCTCCGAGGGCGAATCGGAAACCGCATCTGTGATTCTTCCCCCGGATGTTGTGGCAAAGCTGAAGGAGGAAATGGAGCGCAGCGGCAAAAAGCGAACGGACGTAATCGTCGAAGCCTTGCGGCAATATCTCAAATAACGAAAAGGCCCCCGGCAGCGATGCCGGGGGTTCTTTTATGTCGCCGTTACATCCAGATCGTCCGGGTGCTTTGCCAGCTTTTCTGCCAGCTCGCCGAGGGCATCCTCTGCCGTGAGTTGGTCGTTGTATCTGTACTCGGCGGTGCGCAACTCGCCGCAGTTGCCGTCTGCCCATGAATCCGGCACGTCGATAGTCCCGGTGATTGTTACCTTGATTTTCATTCGCTGCTTTCCTTTCGTTCCACGGCCTCCGGCTCGATCAGGTCCTCGATCTGGCAGCCGAGAACCTTTGCCAGCTTGAGCAACTGGTAAACGTCACGGGGCACACGGAGGCGGCGGCACCATGACTCAATGGTCCGAAGCGGCACCCCGCTCTGCTTGGACAGGTCGGATCTGGTCATGCCCTTTTCAATCAGCTTTTTGTCGATGGGGGTCATGTTCTCGGTCATCGTCAGTTTTCTCATGCGGTGATCACTCCCTTTCAGCATCTATTATACTGCGTGTGTATGGCTTTGTCAATTTGACGAAATAACCATACATACGCATTGTTATTTGTGCAGTATACATCTTGATAACCATGCGCGCGTATGGTAATATATAGACACAATAAAGGACGGGGGTAAAACAAAATGACCAAGTATACTAAGTTCGAGGCAATCTTCAGAAACGAGACGCTGGTGTTCACCGACAGAGATCCGAAGTTCAGAAACCGGCTGGATGTGTACAATTACATCTGTTCTACCTGAAAGAGAGTGAGCTGGAGGAAAAATACCGCACCAAAGAGGGCTACACCTATATGATCGTCAACGGATACGAGGTTCGCTGGCCTAGCTGGGAGAACCTCATGGCTGCGCTCGAAGATCACACCGCAGAGTTCTTCGTTCCGGGTGGAACGTGGGAGCCGCTGGGCGATGAAAAGCCGGATTTTTAAGGAGAGCCAGATTATGAAGCTGCTGGATCTGTTGAACGTGATCGAGGACGACACCCCGATCTGGATTTACATTGATCATCCGTTTCCGTGTAAAAAGGAGGGGCTGTTTTTCGGGGCGGTGCAGTTCGCTGCGGAGAACGATTCCGAGTGGGAAGGCTACCGTGTGGTGCTGACTTTCCCGGAGTTGTATGAGCCTCTCGGCGGGGTTGTTGGTATGTCGATTGTTGTTGTGAAGGAGGAATGAGCGTGGAATGCCTGAACTTCAGGGTCGAATCCCCGGAGAACTTTGTAAAAATCGCTTGCACAGTTCTTTTTGGGAAAAGAGAGGGACTGAGCGATTACGCTACAGTTTGGCATGATGTGTTCGATGGCAGTGCCGGGGATCAGCGTTTTCGGCAGTTCATGGAAGAACTTTTCCCGGATGGCTGCACCATCGGGGAAAAGGAACTGCACCAGTTGACGGACCGTGCGATCCACTACCTAAAAACAGAAACAATTTGCCTCGACATAAAGGCGGGGCATGATATGGCACAGGCTGTCTTTTGGGTGTATTTCATCCCGGAGCATAAAGTCTACGAGTGCGATTATGGCAGCCATGAAGAAAAGGTCATCGAGATTCTTACAAATTTCTTCGGGACCGACATAATGAAATACCCGGTGAGCGTTCTGAAAAAGTTTATATTGGGGTCGTTCCGAATTAAATCTACACAAACGACTGTCGGGTCGATTGCTGCCGATGCCGAATTTATCCAGATGGCGGTATACGGAAGAAGTAAGCCGAGGGGGTCTGTATCGTGAAGTTCTATCATGCTACCACAAAGGAGGCTGCTGAAAGCATCCAAAAGGACGGCGTTCTGAAAGCCGGGCCTTTCGGGGAGGTGTTCCTCTGCCGCTCCCCGCTGGATGCTTGCAAGTTCCTAATCATCCGGGGAGTGCTTCAGGTTTCGGTGTTCGAGGTCAATCTGAAGCGCAGCGAGGTGACTGAGAGCCACGACCATTCCGAGGGGTTCTTCCAGTGCAAGGCATACACGCACGACGGAGACATTGCCGTTTCAGATCGGGTGCCTGTTCGCACCTATGACTTTCAAAATCTTGTAAAGGGGTATAAATCATGAAAATGGTGAACGCAAAGGGCGAGGCTGTCTATTTCAACCGGGCGTGGAAGCACGGGAAGGAGACGTGGGTGGTTCAGGGCATCGGCGAAACGCTTGTGATCGGGCGTGACCGCCAGAAGCGCAGGAGCCGCACATTCACCCAGCTGCCGCAGGCTGAGAAATATCTTGCTCGTATGGGATTCAAAGCCGCCCCTTGAGCCTTGATTTTTCCAACGGAAAAAACACCCCCGGAGAAGCGCGTAAACTCTCCGGGGGTGTAACTTTATTCTGAATACACAAAACGCCATACAGTGGCTTTCTGTGCGGGTGCAGAAAAGGGCAGGTGCTATTGTGCATCTGCCCTTTGTTTTGCGTGTGGTTTTACTCGCTGCAGATCCACTCTGCATAGCGGAGATTGAGCCACCCGGCTCCGCTCTTGAGTCTGCCGTAGCTGCCCTGCACCTCGGTGATGGTGAAGATGTTCGGGCCACGGACAACCACGGTGGCGGGATATTCACTGCCGGGGCCTTTCCGGGCGGCGACCATCGGGACGGTCACCCGAACCAGAAAGGGCGGCTTCGCCACGTTGTACTGGGTCAGGTTGTACCGCTCGATCATGGCGCAGAGAACCTCGACGTAGTCCGGGGCGGTGGCGTACCCTCCGTCCTTGATGATCTGGGCGGCGGTGCGGTAGTCCAGCTGCCAGCGCAGCCCCTTGTACCGCAGGTCGGTGCCGTTCATCGCCCCGGCGAGGTATGCGCTGTGGTCAGCGATGGAGTCCTCGACGCTGGCATACACCCGGAACTCGGAGGGCTGCCGGACGGTTTCTCCGCTGCTGGCCTCCGAAGATACCCACGTCATGCTTTTCCCGGTCCATGTGGAGCCGGGCCAGTTGTTGCCAGAGAGGTTCTTCTTCATCCCGAAGCAGTTGTTGGAGGCCGAGGCCAACGGAGACCGGCCCCAGAAACTTTCGATGATGAACTGGGCGAGGGTGATTGCTGCCGGGATGCCGGACACGACGTTGTCCAAGGTGGCCAGCGGTGCGACCTTTTTGATGACCGCTTCGTGGGACAAATACTTCAGTTCTTCGGCTTGCATGGTGCCCTCACTTTCTGGCGGTGTACTTCAGGCTGATCCATCCGGCCCCGCTCTTCAACTTGCCCCAGACGCCCTGCTGCTGCACGATGGTGAACACCTGCCCCTTGCTCACAGTCTGGGCGACGGCGTAGTTCGTGCCCGGCCCCCTGCGGACGTTCAGGCTGCTGGCCGTGATCTGAACGATGAACGGCTCCGGGGTGGCCTCTGCACCCAGCCGCTTGTTGACCTCGCTGGCGATGTACGGGAACTTGCTTTTGAGGTAGGGACCGGGGCAGAGCGTGGACTTGAAGTAGCAGTGCATCGTGAGGTTCCCGGTCTTGTCGCCGGTGAAGTTGAGCCTCTGGATGCCGTTGCGCTTGCAGATGTCTACGCACAGGTCGATGAGCGAGGCCATCGCCTTGTCGCTCACAGTCCAGTTCGGGCCGAGGGTGTTGTTTGCCACCTCGATGGTGACAGCCTGATTGTCATTGTCCGGGCTGCTGGAGGTCCATGCCCGGTCCTTTTCCTCGACGTACATCCCGATGCGGCCATCGGTGCCGATGCCGTAGTTGGAGCTTGCCTTTCGGCTGGTCGGGGCAAAAACTGCGCCGCACTGCTCCACGGTCAGATTGCCAGCCATGTGGTGGATGGTGATCTTGCGGATGGGCTTCTTGCGGGGGCTTGTCCTGTTCGGGCTGATCTTGGTGTAGGAGATCAGAGAACTGTTGCTCATGGGAGCGACCTCCTTTCTCCCCGGCGGGCTTCTGCACCCACCGGGGAAGGCCTGAATGTGTTAGTCTTTGGTGATCTCGTCGGCGATGTTCTCGGCCACCTCGTCCATCTCCTTGATGGCGGCATCGATGAAAGCGTCCAAGAAGGGCGTGACCTCGATGTTCTTCATCTTGAGCAGCTTGATGACCAGAGCGTGCTTGTCGGTCTTGGGAATCTTGCCAGCTTCTGCGGCTTTCTCTGCGCCCTTGACCAGCTTGCGGATCAGCGAGAAGATGCGCTGCTCACGGAGCCAAGGAATGCCGATCTTGGCAGCCATGAACATGGCAATGGTGCCGATGATCTCCATGACGCTGGGAAGAATGGCGGTTGCGATTTCGGTGATATTCATAGCTTTCCTCCTGTTAGATGTCGTTCGTTTCGTGTGCCTTTTTGTTCAGGTGCTTCTCCAGCTTGTCGAGCGCATCCTTGCACGGGCCATTGCAGCCCTGCTCAATCAAGCCCTGCAGGGCACCTTTCAGGCCGTAGCAGAGCAGTGTCTGCTCGTCCTCGATGGACTTGATGAAGTCGCTCTGCTTGCGGTTGATCTGAAAGACCTTGTAGACGGCCACGATCACACCGATGATCACGCCGATGGACGAGATCACCGATGCGGCTCTGATTACGGTGTCGAGGTCAATGTACATCTTCCTCCACCTCCCCTCTGGCCGGACTGGGCAGAACGGCAGAACAGGCGCACTCAATGTCGTGCAGCGATTCTTCCTCGGCTGCAACGGCACCCAACTGCTGAAGCTGTTCGTTCTGCGCCTTGGCGATGCGGAGAAGGGTCGCCACGGCATCGACTAAAAAGTCGATGAGTTCCAGCCCGCCAGAGGAGTTAGGCATCCTTGTAATCCTCGCCAGTGATGGTTTTGTAGTCGTCCTCGGTGATGGTGCCCTTTTTGACGCGGGCTGCGATGCCAGCCTTGGTCAGACGACCGTGTTCATAGAGGCGGGACAGGCTCTCAACTAAAGTAGTAGCAGTCATAATTACAAAACCCCCTGTTCGATCAGCTGCATGGTGTAGTCGTCAATGGCCTTGCTGGTGTCGATCTCGGTGATCGATGCCAGCATCTGATACTCGGAGAACGTGATCTCCCGGCTCTCGCACTTGTAGTCGGTGTAGGCCGGAGTGCCGTCCTGTTCGGGATGCTCCACGGCGGTGATGTTGCGCCGCTGGATGTAGGTCTCCGGGCCGATGATCTGGAGTTCTTCAGGCTGACTGGAGCATACTTCGGGTACCCAAGGTTTCATGGTTCTTTTTCCTCCGATCTAATTTTGAGATGATTTCTTTGAGCTTGCCGATCTTCACGTTCGGTTTGATCCTGCGCTTGAAGCACTCGTAGGTGTCGGTGCAGGAAAACCAGCCCATGTAGCTCAGCATGGCTGCGATGTTGTGGCGGCAGTAGCTACGCCCTGCCTCTTTCGCCTTGTGGAGGTGCCGGGCCGTCTGTGTGGCCTTGAGCATGATCCGCTTGCGAATGATGGTCTTGTCCCGGTAAAATACAAAGCCCATAAAATCCAGAGGTCGGCCCATTGCTTTCCGCTTGCCCTGATAGAAGAACTTGCAGACCTGCCTGTTCTTCTTCAGCTTCAAACGGAACCGCTGCCCCAGCATCTTTCGGATCTGAACGTCGGCATTGTGCAGGGCTTTCTTGGCCGCTGCATAAATTGTCACGTCGTCCATGTACCGCACGAGTTTGTCGAGGCCGAGAGTCTCGGTTATCAACTTGTCGAGCGGCTCCAGCAGGTAGTTGGCCAGCCATTGCGAAATGTAGAACCCCAGCGGGATGCCCTTTTTGAACTCCCGGAGACACAGCTAGATGACGTGGAGAAACCATTCATCCTTGATCCTGATTGCAAGCTCCCGCATCAAAACGTCCAGCCGGATGCTGTCGTAAAAATGCCGGATGTCAACTTTCAGGAAGTTCCGGGTCCCTTTCGGGTCTGAACGGAGCCACTTCTCAATCCTCCGCTTGGCGTAATGTGCGCCGCGTTTCGGGAAGCTGCCGCAGCTGTACTTGTATGCGGTGCCGGTGATGATCGGCTCCAACACCAGCACGATGATGTGGTGCAGCCATTGTTCGTGGATCTCCGGCTCAAAGATCTTCCGAATCTTACCGTGTTCGTAGATGATCTTCGGGGTGTGCTTATGGGGCTTGAATCCGAGTTTCGGGTTCTGGACTTCTACTCCATCGGGTTTGGTGTTCAAAATCATATCGTGCATCTTCTGAACTTCGTCGTCCAGATGGGCATCGATATACTTTACCTCCGCTCGGCGTGTTTTGCCTTTCCGAAGGTTCTTGTATGCCTTGCGGATTGTTTTCTCCGAAAGCATTGCTTGATACAGATACTTGTACTCTTTCAACTTGTACGCCTATAAGATATTCTTTCTTCTATCTCCTGCACCCGGCAGGTGCGACCGCTTTACCGGGTGCCCTGTATCGGACCTATTTCCACTCATCTTTCCAGTTATGGCGAGTAAGCCGTATTTCAACGGTCAGCGGTGTAGGCTGCGCCCATCATGGCGCAGTGCATAAAATGCAGAGTGCGGCGGCTTTGGCGTAGGATGTAGATTGCAGATAGAATCAGGCCGAGCCGATGTCCCAGTCCGCGTAGCCAGCGTCATTGTTCAGATTGATGCACCGAGGCCCCGTATTGGTGCCATTGTTGCAATTACCGAACCGTAGGCCCACCGAAGGTGACGCCGCCGCACTCCCCTTATTTATTTTTCAAAAATGAATAAGCTGTATTTGCTCCACTGGGGGAGTTGCGCTTTGCAGCGCACCCCCAGACCCCCCTGCGGGGCGGTTTACACCGCCACGCCTACAGGTGGTAACAGGAGAATGGCCGAGCCGATGACCCAGTCCGCGTAGCCAGCGTCAGAGTGCAGAAGGATGCACCGAGGCCCCGTATTGGTGCCATCGCTGCAACAACCGAACCGTCGGCCCACCTTTGTGCCTTCGGCATGGTAATAGACACCGTCGCAGCCGCCGAGGACGGTACTGCCGTTGAACGGCTCGATTGCAACGGCTCCGAAACCGGGCACCGTGGTGTAGTGGGAGGGGTAGTCCCATTTGTCCTGATCGGTGGTCGGCAGGACGATGCCGGTGTTGTGGTAGGTCGCCCCGGTCACGTCGTAGGTGTAGTTCTTGCTGACCTTGTAGTCGCCGTTCACCAGCAGGGTGTACGGATCGCGCATCCACTGCTGGTAGCTGCCCAGCACGATGGAGTGGAAGATCTTATTCAGGCTCTTCTGGTCGGTGGTGGCGTAGAACTGGCCACCGCCCACCACGGCGTTCTGCTTGACACCCATGGTCGGGGTCAGGCTCTGGTCGTAGCCGGAGCAGTTGCCGTATCCGAACACGTCCTGAATGTTGGAGTTCTTGCCGAACATGAGCAGCAGGTCTGCGATGGTCTCGACGATTGCGCCGCCGAGGAACTTGGCACGGTTGCCGACCGCATCGATGGCGGTTTTCTGGGCGGCTGTGGTCTTGTTGTAGTCGGGCTGGAGGCCGGACAGGGAGCGCATCTTGTCCTCGACGATGGAGCCGTAGAACATGGGCAGCCATACGCCCTCCAGTTCCTTGTTGTCCGGGTCGATGAAACCGACAGGCTCGTAACCCTCCCGCTTGGTCAGACTGAACTTCACGATGCGATCATCGCCGACGACGGTCTCGTTCTTGTAGATCTTCTGGAGCCAGCTGAATGCGCCGCCGTCGTAGGAGGTGTTGGCCACATCCGAAGCGGAGCCGTCGCTGTACTTTTTGGAGTAGTCGTTGTCCTGAAGGCGGTAGTCCGGGGTGCCGTCCGAACGGACCATGTAGGGCTTGTTGGCTTCCAGAATCTCAAAACCAGCCCAGTCGTTCAGGGAGATGCTGCCGTTGGTGTTGCGGCTCACCGGGGTGAAGTTCTTATTCAGACCGATGTACTCGATGCGCTGCGTCGGGCTGAGAATGTTCATGTGTTCGACGAAGCCGTAGATCGGATCGACCGCCAGAATATTGTAGATCTTGTCCAGCGTTTCCTTGTCGGCGATATAGACTTTTTCTCCTGCCATTATTCCGTTACCTCCTGAAAATAAATAAGGCCGTTGTCGATGCCGATGATGTACTTCTTGCCGGTGGTGTCATCATAGGCGTACTGCTTGTTCGGCATATGGATCTTGACGTCCTTGGCGTTGCTGACCTCCAGCAAGAAGTCGATGGTGATCGTGGACGGCAGCAGGTCGTTGAAAGCGGGCATATAGTCCCACTGGTCCGTTTCTGCGATGGCGAGTGCGTAGAGAATCTCACCCTCATCCGGGTCGGTGGCGAAGATGCCGATCTCCTTGACGTAGTAGCCGTTCTTCAGGTCGCCGCTGTCCTGATGGTTCGACATGATGAACTTCACAAAGACATTGGTGGTATTCTGAACGGTGGTCGTGATCAGGGGGAAGGTCTGCTTCTGCGACTTGAGGGCGGTGCGGGTGGTGAGATCCTCGCCGCTCGCATAGCTGCCGTCACCTGCTGCCGCTTTGGTCAGTTTGATGGTGCAGCGTCCGGCCTGTGCCTTGGCGAGAAGGGCGATGCCCTTTTTCGTCAAAACGGATTCCTTGAAAATTCCGGCCATTGTGGTACCTCCTGTCAAAGAATGATGGTGTGTGAATTGGCTGCGGCGGCTGCCGGGACACTCTGCGCAGCGAGGGCTTTCAACTCGACATTGTTGAAATTGTTGAGAATGCGAACGGTGCGGCTCTCAACAAAAAACGCCGAGGTGACGGTCTGCGCTGCTGCGTTGCCCCGCTGCCGGGATGCAGCGTGGTTCAGGATGTTTGTGCTGGGAGCCGAAAAGCCGCCAGCGGGGATAAATACTGCACCCTGCGCTGCTGTGGTGCGGGCGGGGGTGTGGTTGTAGATATGGGCTGCCGGGGCCGCTGCCATTGCTGCAGCGGAGGTCTCCACGAGATCTGCGTTCCCGGTTCTGCCCTGCGGGTGGTTGGTGATCGCTGTGGACGGTGCAGCGGCGATGGCTGCTGCCGTCAATTCCTGAAGGCTGCCGCTGGCCATGGCCTTGTGATGGTTCAGCACCGGGCGGTGCGGTTCCGAAAGAGACCCGGCTGCAGCGTACATCTGCATCTTCTCGTGTCGCTCGATCAGGATTCTGCGGATGTGGGAGCGGACGTTCTTTACCCGCTTGACCACCCGCGTGAAAAAGGTGGCGGCATCCGGGGTCAACTGGCCGCTGGTCACAATGTCGAACGTGCCAGGCTCCCTCGGTTCCTCGGTGAAGTCCGGCCACTCGACCACATCGCCCTCTCCGAAGACTGCCTGAATCAATTCCTCGACCGCTGACACGGTTCCGGCTCTCGCTGCCCACAGGAAACTCTTTTTGATGATTTCCCGCTTGGCATCGACGCTCAGACTGTCGACGTAGTAAGGTGTGCGGAGTTCCACGGCCAGAACGTCCAGAATGCTCTCCGGCAGGTCATCAATGACGGACATGGTCCGGGTCTGGGCCAGTTCCTGCATGATGCGCCGCTTCTCCTGCAATATGGCGTAGGAGAAAGCGATCACCTCCGGGTCGTACCTATAGGCATTGTTGAGCAGGTCGGTGATCTGGCCGTTGTAGAGATCAGTCATCTTCCAGCCCTCCGTATACGATGTTGACGGTTCCGGGCTGCGCTGCCTCTGTGGTCGAGACCACCGTGAATGCCGGGGAGCGGATCACTGCCCGCTTTGCTCCGGCTGCCCGGATGCGGTGTTCCAGCTCGCTGGGGTTGATGTCCTTTCCGATGTCGCTGCGCTGCCACAAGACGTAGGCGTTCACGGCTTCGGTCACCTCGTTCTGGATGGTGGCCGCCTGTGCCATGTCGCTGCGGTTGATGTAGTAGGTCACGTCGACGTTGAAGGTCTGGACTGCCGGAGCAGAGCAGGTGACGTTGTCCGTGATGGGCCGGATCGTCTTGGAGTTCAGGGATTCCTGAAGCCCTTTCAGAAATCCGCTGCTGGGAAGAGTGCCGTCCTTCATCAGGGCGTAGATCACGACCTTGCACGGCTCCGGGGAAAACGGGACAACGTCACCCACCTCGGTGCTGTAGGTCTTTGCCCAGTAGATGTAAGACCCCTCAGACCCGGCGGTCGATTCCGAATCCGGGGCGAGGAAGATTCGCTCGGCGAGGCTCTCGTCTGTTTCGAGGTTTGCGCCGCCGCCGCTCTCGGTCACATTGGAGACGCTCTCCACATAGGCCACCGGGTCCACGATGGTGGAGATCTGACCGGGCATATAGCCATTGCCAGTGATGCCCTCCACGGTGCAGGTGGCCCGAATGTCTACGCTCTCTTTCCCGGCCTCGACCTCGCCATATTCTGAGGTGGCGAAGTATACGCCGTCGCCGTTGGTGACGCGGGTTCCGGCTGGGATGCCGATGGCGTAGCCTCTCGGCTCCGAAAGGGTGAAGCGGATAGTCGTGGTCGCTGCTTTCGGCTGCTGCCGAATTACGCCGCGGTTGCCGCCGAGGTTGTCCAGAAATTCGCCGTAGCTGTACTTGAGCAGATCCTGCTTGCCAGCCCGGTCGGCGTACATCTCCAGCTGGTAAAGGTCCAGAGCGACGCTGTAGATCAGGATGCGCATCGGGTCTGCAGGTGCAAGACTGCGGCTCTTCCCGGTGACCTCCTTGTACTTTTTTTCGAAGTTGGAGACCATGCGGTTCATCATCGCGTCGACCGTGTCGTTGTCGATGAACGAGACCTCCGGGAGGTCAAAAACGGATTGCAGGGTATCAGGCAAGAGAACACACCACCTTTGCTTTCAGGCTGCCGCTCATCACGGCGACTTCGTCCGTGCCCTCGAAGCTTACCTCGCAGGAGTCAACTCGCGGCTCGTACTTTTCGATTTTCTCCATGATTTCCAGTGCCACTTCGTTCATGGCTACCTGCACCGGGTGAGATACGGAATCGTAGCTGATTCCGAAATCCCGGTAAAGCGGGCAGGTGCCCGCAGGGGTCAGGATGATGTTTCTCACGCACCGGGCGATGTCCTCCAGCTCGGTGCTGTCACCATCGAAGCTGATTTGTACGTCAGAGATCTGCATCGTATCCCTCCCATCAAAGATATTCTTCCATCGTCAGGGTCATCTTTGCCTTGACGATCTCGCCCCGGCTGTAGACCACCTCATAGGCGGTTGAGGCATTGGTGATCTTCCAGCGGTGCTTTCCGACCCTCCGAAAGCCGATGACCAACATCTGCACGTCGCCTGTCTCGACGCAGTTGTTGATGTAGTCCATCATCAGCCGGGGCCTGACACCAAGCTCTGCATTGAGTTGGATGTCAAAGGTGATCTGTCCGAGGCCGGGGCGGATGAACTCGGATTGATCTTTCAGCCCCATGCGGCTGTGCGTGGCCCACACTGCGGAGGTCGTGCGCTTGAGGTTTTCCGGCGTAAGAACGCGCCGGTCGGAGGTCTGGAAAATCAGGCCGAGGCCCCAGTTTCCGATTATCACGGCAGATACCTCCTGCTTTTAGGGTATTGGTGGCGTTGTCGGGCTGGTCAAGCCCTGCGGAGTGTGCTTGTGCTGCTGCAGGCTGATCGTTCCAGCCTTGACATCGTTCGTTGCAGTAACTCCATCGTGGGTGGTGATCTGCTTTTCGACAAGCAAGGTCTTTTTGAGGGTGGTCTCTTTTTTGATCGTGACCTTTTCCAAGAATTCCACATCCGGGGCGTTGATGGTGATCTTCTTGCTGGCCATGATGGTCATGGTGCCATCCTTGTTGGCCTGAATGGTGCAGCCGCCGACCTGAATCGTCCAGCTCTCAGTGGCTGTCACCTCGGCGGTGCCATCTATGGTCTGGCTGTATGCCTTGGCCCCGGCATCGTAGGTTTCGTTTGCGGTGCCCGGCTCGTTGGAGTATTCCTTGCGGTACACTCCCTCCCGGCCATCTGCTGGCTGGTAGTCGCCGTGCCACACCGGGCCGATGATCACGCCAGCGCAGCTGCCGTTCGAGAGATGACCCACGAGAACCTGATCGCCGATTTTTGGCATCCAGTATTCCCATGCGAGGAACGGTAACTCCGATGTGGTGCTTCCGTCCTTGTCCTCGTAGGAAATTCTTGCAGTGCCCTCCGGGTAGTTGATGCTGCTGATCTTTCCGATGCGGAGGATATTGCTGTCGGCCACTGGATCACCACCTCCTAGTTGGGGTTTATCCACGAGCCGGGGACACTCTTGGCGGTCGTGAGGTTGAGCATACCCTGCGACGTGTTGAAGACGTAGTAGGTTCCGGGCCGCCGTACCCCGGACGGGTTTCCGGGTTTGACTTGCCCTGCTGCTGCCTCGGCTGCGGTGTAGTATCCCTTTTTCGTGGTCTTGAGTTCGTAGGTGTCGCCCTTAGTTGGAGTGCCGCTGGAGGAACTCTCGCTATTTTTGGAGGACGACGATTTTTTGCTTTTGGACCGCTCCGCGACCGTGCTGGACTGAGTTTTTACATCGGTGATGCGCTTCTCCACCTTTCGGAGTTTCAGGGCGGTCTTGTATCCGCTGTCTCCACCGAGCGTGTGAATCGCCTTGTCGACGTAATACTTGCCGCTCAACTTGCCGAGGCCAACGATCAGGACGCAAGCCGTTGCGAAAATGTACCATCTTCCCTTGAGCGTAAGGTTCAGGGTCGTGGTGCCTTTATTCGCGCTGTTCAGTGCGGCCAGAGCGATGGCGGTCGCCTCGGTCAAATTTTCTGCAGCCTCGTTGCAGGTCAGGATGCGGTCTCCATCTCCGGCCTCGACCGTGAAGGTCTTGTTTTTCTTGGAGTTGGTGTACTCGTACTTGACCCCGGTGTAAGTCCCGGCGATGGAGGTGTTCCATGACCAGTTGGGGTCGAAGTCCTCTTCTGTGAGGGTTGCAATGGTCGGCTTCTGTTCGTATGTGGCCTCGTCGAAGACCACGATCTTGCCGTTGAAGATCTTCATGGCGAAGCCGTATTTTGTGACCAGCGAATTGTAAAAGCTGCAATCGTCTTGATCGTTCTGCTCTACCTTTTCGATGGTCATTTCCTTGGCCTCGTAGAACAGCGCAATCCCGGCCCGCTCCGCGACCTTTTGCCCGATCTCCTTGAGGTTCGTTTTCTCGTAGGTCTGGGTACGCTTGGTCGATTTGAAGCTGCTTGTGGCCGGAATCGCCACGCCGTCCAAAGACATTCTGATGGGATTGCCCTTGAAAGAGAAATCATCCACGCAAAATGCGCCACACAGGAAAGAGGTTTTGATGTTGTCCACGTCCCAGTTCTGTGTTCTGATCGTTGGCTTCAGACGGTCCCCGGTTTGGGGAAGCCATGGCCCGATCCACTTTCGGTCCCGGTCGTTCAACTCGACGCTGATCGTGTCGCTGGAACCGCTGGACACATCGGTGTAGGTAAAAGAGGCGAGGTATGGGGAAACCTGCGCCGTGGCATTTTTGCCGTTGTACAGAAGTGCGACGGATGCCTTGCGTGGCTCCACTTGCTACCGCCTCCATTCGGGCAGGTCGTCTGCTTCCACGAAGGATGCTTCCTCCGAAACCTCCGGCACAAAGACTTCAACCCCTGCGGGGAAGACCTCTGTGTCGAGGAGCCGGATGTTCTCCCTCGCTTCCATCAGAGCCTGTATTTTGGTTTCGTTGCCGTAGGTGGCACGAGCGATGGTGTCGAACGTGTCACCCTGAACCGTTGTGTAGATCGCCATCGACTGCCCTCCTGTTAGAAGTCTGTTCGGTCATGGTTTCGCTTCCACTTGTCCATCATCTCGTTGAATTCTTCTTGCGAGATTCTGCCCGCCTCGACCAGATCCTCTTTGGACGGGGTGCCGCCGTAGAACTGGTAGGTCGGGTTGTAGATGATGGAGAGAGCGGGGCCGGGCTGCCCACCGCCAGCCGGTGCGGGCTGAGGGCGGTTGCCCCGCAGAGCATCCAGCAGAGCCGTGATGCTGTAGCCGGTGCCGGAGATGCCCTGCAGCTTGTCTGCAAGGAAACCCAGCCCGGTGCCGATCATGTTTCCGAGGCTGCCGTCGCTGTTTCCAGCGTTGACTGCCTGCAGGGTGTCGGCCAGCATAGAGCGCATCTGCGTCCACAGTTCCGAGAGCGGGAGAACGGCTTCTTTTCCGGCCTCGCCGCCGCCCAGCAGCTTGTTGCCCATCGCACCGAAGATCTGCGCACCGTTCAGGATGCCGCCCTCTTTGTACCACTCGATTCCGAAATGCGGAACGCTGGGCGGCGAGAGGGAAAAGTCGCCGGTGATGCTGACGTGGGGCAGCTTCAGCTTCGGCAGGGACCAAGAGAAATTAAATTTCTGCTTGATGGCCGAGATCACGGAGCCGACCGCGTTCTTGGCAGCCTCCATCTTGCCGACGATGGCGTTATAGATGCTGCCGAAGATGTTCTCCACGGTCGTGCGGGCGGCGGTCAGTGCGGTGGAGATCGCCGTGCGGATACCGGCCACCGCGCTGCTAACGGCAGTGCGGGCGGCGGTGATCTTGCCGGTGATCGCAGAGCGGGCCGCCTCAAATGCAGAACTCGCCACGCTGGAGATTGCTCCCCATGCGGTAGCTGCTGCGGAGTGCATCGCCGAAAGGATACCGTCTGCGGTTTCTTTGGCTGCTGTCAGCTTTTGGGAGATGTACTCTTTGACGGCCTCGTAAGCTGCCGAGGTCTTTTCAGTCACCGCCGTCCATGCTCCGCTCACGGCAGAGCCGATGGCAGAGAGGATGGGTCCGAAGAAGGACTGGATGGCAGCCCACTTTTCGGAGATCGCGGAGCCGATGGCGGTCAGTGCGGTGGAGATCGCCGTGCGGATTGCCTCCCATACGGCGAGGACCGTATCCCTGCAATTCTGCCAGATGAACTGGAACGGCAGGGTGATGATCTGGAATGCTGCACTCAAAACCTCGCCGATCAGCATGATGCCGACCTGAACGGCATTCTTGATGGTCTGCCACGCTGCGGAGGCTGCCGCCGTGATGCTCTGCCAGACCCCGGACAGGAATTCGACCGCTGCGGTGAATTTCTGTCTTGCTGCAGAGAAGAACTCAGCGATGGAGGACTGGGCGTTGCTCAGGAACGCTGCAGCAGATGCCACGGCGTTCTGTGTCGCTGCGATGACCTGAGAAAGCGCACCCTTGATGGCCGTGAATATGGCGTTCACGCCGTCGCGGAACCACTCACACTTGGTGTAGAGCAGAACGATGATGGCGATGGCTGCTGCAATGGCGGCGATGATGATTCCGATGGGGTTTGCGGTCATCGCTGCGCTCAGTGCTTTCTGTGCGCCGGTCGCCACGGCGGTGACCTTTGCCCATCCAGCTTGTGCCAGCTGGGATACCGTGACCTGCTTCGTAAAGAGAGCCACGAGGACTTCGTTCAGCTTGAGGGTGCCATTAAAGGCTGCCTGTGCGATGTTGGCATTTTTGGTACTCATCGCAAACAGCTTCAGCTGCACCTGCGCCATCTGAAATCCGTTGATGATGGACTGGATACCCTGCCCGGCTTTGAACGCCACAAGGACTGCCGCCGCTGCGATCAGCTCATCCCGGAACCGGGACACGGAGTCGAGGGAGGACAGCATCTTGTTGGCGAAGTCTGCCGAGACCTGAATCGCGGTCAAAAGGCCATCGACCAGAGCCGTGACGAACGGCGTGGCCCTCTGGATGCCCTCGGCGATTAGGTTGATGGTCGTGATCGCAAGGCTGCCGAGGCTGTCGAACAGGTCCTTGTGGTCCACGATGACTGCGCCGACCGCTGCGAATGCGCCGCCGACCTTTTCGAGTGCGGGGACGCAATTCTGGGCGAATGCCTCAACCTTGGGCAGGGCGTACTCTACAAAGGCGTTGCCCGCTGCGGCGATTCGGTCGGTAATCGACGGAATTACAGCTGAGACGGCATTGATGGCATCCTTGGCGGCGGGCGCAAAAGTCTGCGCCAGCCGGATCTTCATGTCATCCATTGCGCTACCGAAGATGGAGATTGCACCTTGCAGCGTGTCGGTGACCGTAGCGGCCATCGTGCTGAGTGCGCCGTCCGCATTGTAGAGGTCATCGGTCAGGGCCTCCCACTCGCTGCGGCCATCTGCCGTGGTGGTGTTCAGGCCGGAGATTAGGTCGTTCAGGGCATCGATATGCTCTTTACCGCCAAGGGCTGCGAGTGCAGCGTTTCGCTGTTCCTCGGTCATGCCCTTGGTAGCCTCGTCTACGACCCGGATGGTTTCGGCCAATCCGATGAACTTTCCGCTGCTGTCAAAAGCGGAAATGCCGAGCTTGTCCATCATTTTGCCGGCCTGTCCTGTACCTGTCGTGAGGTTGTTGATCACGGCATTCAGGGCGGTTCCGGCTTCGGAGCCTTTGATGCCTCGGTTGGCCAGCACACCGAGGGCGGCGGCAGATTCCTGAATCGGAACGTTCAGGTTTTTCATCGTGCCGCCGACCGCGATGTATGCCTCCATCAGCATCTGTGCGGTCTGGTTGGACTTGTTGTTGGCCATCGCTGCCACGTCGAGATATTCGCCGAGGTCGTCAACCTGCAGACCAAGGGCAGAGAGCGAATCCGTTACAAGGTCGGAGCAGGTAACGAGGTCCATCTGCGTGGCCTCCGAAAGCCGGAGGATGGGTTCCAGTCCTGCGATGGACTCATTCACATCCCACCCGGCGAGGCTCATGTAACCGAGGGCCTCTGCACTCTCTGTGGCAGTTTTCGTGGTGGCCTTGCCCATATCCAGTGCCGCTTGCTGGAGGCGGGCGTAATCGTCAGCGGTTGCACCGCAGATGGCTGCGGTGTTCGCCATTGCCTGATCAAAGTCGGCGTATGTATTGACGGCATCGCCAACAAACTGGCCGATCTTGAGGGCACCCCATGCGGCGGCTGCTACGGCGGCGGCTTTTGCGGCGATGGAACCAAGGGACTGCATTTTTGTTTCGGCGGTCCCCATTGCGTTGTTGAAGCTGCTGGATACTGAACCGGCGATCTTGACCGCCAGCTTATACTCTTTTCCTGCGGCTGCCATCGGCTGTCTTTGCCACCTCCTTTGTGGTCGCTATCAGGTCAGACAGCGGCATTTTGAGAAAAAGGCCGAGGTCTGAATGAAGCGACATCGAAAGATTGATGCAGATGCTTCTCAGGTCGTCGCTGTGCCCTGCGCTCAGTCCTCGCTGTAGAAAAAAGAGGTCACGCGGTTCTTAACCTTGAGGGCATCCTTGGGCGGCAGACCCCTGAAGAACTCGATGGGCTGCTTCGCTGCACGGGCGGCAATGAAACAGGCGTATTCGAGCGTCATCTCCGGCATAACGGAGAAACTGCCGCTGCGGGTGAGGTAGCGGTCGGCGGCGATCATGTCCTCTGCGGACAGGTCATCCATGCCGGACAGGTCCACCTCGGTGTAGTCCTTGCCCTCGAAGCGATAGGCTTTGCTGAACTTTACGAGGGTGGAGGATTCATCCTCCTGTGCGTTGGTCAAAATCTTTTCGTCTGCCATTAGGTGTACTTCCTCACTTTCGCCAGCAGGTCAACGCCGTTGACCTTGAACACGCTATTGAGCTTGTCCAGCTCAAACTTCGGGCTGCCATCCAGTTCGATGTAGATGTAGGTCAGGCCGAGGGTGACGGAGCCGTTCATGGCCTTGCCCTGCTTCATGTCGCCGGGGGACAGCTTCTTTGCCCGGCCACGAAAAACGACACGCATACCCATCTGGTCTACGTTGCCGGTGGCCCGGTCTGTGTACTGCTGCGAACCGCGCAGAACCAGTTCAACCGCTTTCGTGGTGTCGATCATCTTGAAGACATCCTCCGAAAGCATATTGAAGGCGATTTCCTGCTCCATGTCACCGTAGCGGCCAGTGATCACGGTCTCGAACTCGCCGAGGATGCCGCAGCCCTTGATCGTTTCGGTCAGGCCCTCCAGATCAGGCAGCTTGACTTCGCCGGTGGTGCCGACCAGCCGATTGCCGGACAGGTAGGCGTTGTAGTCGTTGAGGACTTCGGGAATGCCGTTAATAGCCATTAGTTGCTACCTCCGTTGATGCTTGCGTACAGCATAGCCGGGTCAAACTCCAGCGTGTTGGTAATGTACTCTGCGGGCACGAACGGGGCCAGTTTCTGATGGAACGTCACCTTGCCGCTGATGATGTCGGTGGCGGTGTTTTCCTCTGCCCGGAACTCGATGTGTGCCCCAGCGCACTTGTTCTGTGCGACGTAGGAGTTGCCACGGATGTTCTCGCTGTCCACGATGTTCTCCACCAGCTGGACGCTGATGGGGCCGTCGACGTGCTGGTTGTAGGTCAGGATGAAGCTGTTGCCCCACCAACTAAAGAAGCGGCGGCAGCAGAACCAGCGATCCTTGGGGTCGGTGCTGCCCGGATAGGCTGCGGTGTTGTTGCCCCACAGCCGCCAGCCGTTCTGGTTGATGGCGGTGGTCACGCCTACGCCGTTCAGGGCGTTGGCCTGTACCTGATCCAGAACGACCTCGGTTCCGTCTGCCAGACAGGTGCCGGTGATGCTGATCGTCTTGTTGGAGGGGGACAGGTAGGGAACATTGTCGTTGGCTGCATCCAGATATGCAGTGCGGGCTGCAACGACTGCGCTGGCCCACAGGATATAGCTGCCAACCCGGAAGCAGGGCCAGAGCGGATATGCGTGTTCGCTGCTGACACCTGCACCCTCTTTCTTGGCCTTGACCTCGGTGTAGACCTTTGCGCCCTTCTCGGCGGTGCTGTCGATGTCGACGATGCACTCACATTTGAACACGCCATTGATCTCGACGCACTTGGCAGCGAGAACCAGGCCGACGTCCGGGTCATGCGACCAGCCGGGGGCCAACAGCAGACCGGGGGTCACGCCGAACTTGGGATAGATCTGGCGGACCAGCTCCATGCCGGTCTCTGCGCCGGTGCTGGCGTTGTAGCCGCCGACCACATCTGCCGCAGTGACCGCAGTCGGGTCGATGCTGGTAGAAGTGACGCTCAGAGACTTGGCCTCCTTACCTGCGCCGGTTGCGGTCAGGGTGATGACCAGATAGCCGTTGCTGTCAAACTCGGTGACGTAGTCGGTGTTCACTTTCAGGGCGGTGCCGCTCTCGGTGTCCTTTTTCACACTGACCGTGTCGGCGAGGATGCCGTCAACCTGAACAGTTGCCTGCATATTTTCCACCGGGACAGTCGATGCAGCGTTCTGCTTCTTGTGCTTCTTGGGGTCCAGAACGTTTACGAAGATCACCGGGGCGACTGCGTACAACTGGAAGCTGGCATAAATACTCTGACACAGGGTGTACTTCTTGAAATCGTAGCTGAAGCCCAGCTGCTTTACCGCCTCTGCGTAGCTGTATGCGATGATGGGCACGTTGGTGGCAGAGTACGGATCTTCGGCGAGGTTGATGGGGGCCGTACCGAACACGACCTGAATCGCAGAGTCGCCCTTAATGGGGGCGGTCAGGCTCGTGGCCTGTTCGAGAACGGTAATGCCATGCTGATATGCCATAGGGATTCACTCCTTTCTGAGGTTAGTTGCCCTGCTTCTTGTCCAGCTTGGCTGCATAAGCCAGAGCCTTGCGGTAGAAAACGGCAGCAGGGCCTTTGCCGTTCGTGATCTCCTGCATCGCCTTGGATGCGTTCGCAATGGGAACGCACAGGCTCAGGAGTGCGGGTTCCTCCTGCGCCGCTTCGGTGATCGTCGCAGGGAGGGCGGTGCCGTCAAAGACGGTGCTTGTGGTGGCCACGCCGATGATGGTCGGGCCGAGGTAGATCGTTTTCTTCATACGAACTTGTTTGCCTTTCTGCGGGGAGCGTGAGCTTCCCACGTCATGCCGACCGCACCGAAGAAGTACGGCCAGCTCTGTTCATCCTGAAGTGCCCATGCAAAGCCGTCCCCATCGTCATTGAAAGCGAAGGGGCCGAGGGTGTTGGATTCCTCGTAGTGCTGCTGCATCGTCTCCATGATTGCGAGGACGCTTGCGTGGCCCTGATTGGTTAAATCGTCATCGTAGATGCCGATGCGGAAAACAACAGCAATTTCGTGTGCGGTCATCTGATCCTTGACCCCGCCGCTGTCAAGAACAACGATAATGTAAGGAAACGGGTCCTTATCTTCCTCGCTCTTGCGTTGGGGCAAATTCTGACGGAACACATGGACAGGTTCCATCTTCCCATCTGGGGTCTTGTATCGTCTGTCCTTAAACAGTTCAGTCAGGTCTTGCTGGAGCCTGACCTGAAGATCTCTTGCGGTCATCTGGTCACCCTCTTGATCTCTTTGAGAATGTTGTCCATGAGTGTGTCATAGATTTCCGGCTCAATAACGCCGTATACCCGGTCTTTGCTGCCGATCATCGTGGGGATGGAGTTCGACAGCAACTTCTTGATCGGGTAGCGGGTCTTGTGGTATCGCTGGGCGACTGAAACGTGACCGTTGCGGAACTTCACCAGAAATGCCTTGTTGTTGGATTTCATCAATCCTTTCAGGCTGCTGGAAAGCAGGACCTTGGCTTTCAGAACGTCAGGCTTGTCTTGGCCGGTACGATATGTGGCGGGTGACACTTTGAAATCTTTTAGTTCCAGCTGTTCCCCGGTGACATTGATCGTGGCGGTAAGGCTGCTCTCTGTGGCGTTCTGGGTTTTCATGGCCTTGGTGAAGCGGCCCTGCTTTACCGCATAGGTTTCCTGCGCTTTTTTGGCGAGGTCCTTTTTGGCATCTCTGGCGGTGTCGTTGACGGCGTTCTTCAGAACTCTGCGGCTCTCACTTTTCATGGAGCCGAGGGCATCCTCTATGGTGTGGAGAAGATCTTCGTCGAACTCAAACCGAAGGATGCCGTCTGAAGAAGATACATTCATCTGCTGCGGTTCGCCTCCAGCGTGATGGTGTAAACGCCGCCCTCATCGGTGGCATCGACCACGGTGTACATCTTGCCGTCCAGCTTGATCAACCGTTTCTGTGCCGGGAGACCGCTGGGAAACGCAGATGCTTTGACGTAGAGCAGCACCTGCCGGGCGTGGATACCGTCCATGTTAGACTTCATCCGCTTCTCTCTCTCGATGTTCTCCATGTCGTCAATAAGGGCGGGCACGTTGTTGCCGTCGATGTTGTGCAGGTCTGCAAACTCGGCGACATTGAGAAAGGTTTCATCAACATCGCGGTCCATGACCTGCTTGAAAGTCATGCTCTGCATTTTCTGCGCCGCCTTTCCACCGTTTCGGGGATTTTCCCGACGAGGTCGTTCCCGGTTAACTCGCCGCCGACAGCGATTCCGGGGAGACCGGGTTCAGCGGTCACCGGGCGGGCTGCCACACCGCTGGGCGGGTGGTAGTCCTCCGGCACCCACATGGCGGTTCCGGCCTCAATCCATGCAGCGGTGTCCTCCGGGCGGTCTGCCGGGAGGAAATCACCGGGCTTGTACTGGGCAAAGCCGACCTGAATGTGGGCGAGGGCGAGAAGCCGATCAGCCATCCAGCTTGACCAGAATCTTGGTGTCCTCGGCGGTTGCGGATGCTGCTGCGTAGCCGACTGCGGTATTGCCAGCTGCAGTGTCGGTGATGCCGTTGCCGTCGAAGTACACGGTTGCGCCCATGTCGATCTTCTTGGTGCCGGTCTTGGGAATCTCCCAGATACCGCCGACGTGCAGGGAGCCGACCTTGTTCGGCTCGATGTCGGTGCCGGTCACGCCGATGTGGTCGCCGATTTTGACGATGGTGTTCGCGGGAATGGTGGCGGTGGTGGTGTTGGTGTAGTCCAGAGCCTCACCGCGCTGCCAGAATTCAGCTTTTGCCATAACTCATGCACTCCTTTCTTTTAACCCAGCGGGTCTGCGATGTTGGTGCCGGGGTTCTTGATTGCGCCACGGTAATCCATGACGTTGATGCCCCAGTCGAGGTAGATATCCCAGACGAAGCCCAGCTGACCGGGGGTCTCCATGCGGCGAATGGTCGGGATTTCCTGACCGTTCAGGTAGTCAACCTCGATGAAGGCGGTGTCGGTGGTGTTTGCGGTCATAAACCACGGCATCACATTGCCGAAGCCGCCAGCCAGCGTGTTGATGGTGGGGTCCTCGATCACGTCCAGATTGCGGTACTGGTACAGCGGGTTGACGGACTGGGTGTTGCCCTCGGTGTTGATGGTGGGGCTGTTGAACAGGGTGTAGACGTCAAAACTCATGCCGACAGGGACAATGAATGCGCCGGGGCGGATGATGATGGGCTGGCCGAACTCGTCCTTCTGGGTGGAGAGGGTCAGGATCATGCTCTGAACTGCCGCCTTGGTGATGCCGCTGCCGGTTTTCAGCAGATTGCGGTGTTCTGCGGAGAACAGCTTCTTGCCGTCGTAGATGGCGGGGTTGCCCATCAGGATCTGATAGCACTGGGTGTTGATGGTGCGGCGGGCCGCTGCTGCATGGCGGGCGGGGATGCTGGTCACCAGATCGATGTCGTCGTTGATGAACGCCTGACGGGACAGGGTGAACTGCTTGCCGTAGGTGCGCAGACGGCGGGTCGGCAGCTTGGCATCGGTGGGCTTGTCGTTCTTCAGCTCACCGCCCTCCGGCACTTCGAGGAAGTCACCGATGGGGCCAGCCAGATAGTTGTTGTCGTGAACCTTGAAGTCCTTAAGGCTGCCCTTTTTGGTCCAGCGGTCAAAAGTGACCGGGGCCTTGCGGTGGCCCTCGACGTAGGACTTATTGATGGCGTTGTCCAGAATGGCGGGGAATGCTGCGGTCGGGTTGTAGAACTGACGCTGCATCAGCATGGTGAACAGGTCGTCCGAACTCTTGCGGCGGGCATCGGCCACGCCGCTGCGCTCCAGACACTCGATGGCCATGTCGCGCAGGGTCATGTTTGCCATCTGCTGTGCGCCATCGGAGGCCTTTTCAGGATTCAGGCCACCACGGATCAGCAGACCGTCTGCTGCATCACGGCGGAATTCGTCCTCGCCGGAGCCGGTGACCTTAATGCCAGTGCGGATGGGTGCGCCGTTCTTGCGCAGGCCATCCATGATGGCTGCACGGACCTGCTCCACGGTGCTGCCGTTCTGGATATAGTCCAACTCGGAAACGCCGAAGTCACGGCACATCGCGGTGATCTCGTTGACGCGGGTGCGCTCTGCTGCAATGGCCCGCTGGATATTATCTTCGGGGCCGGGGGCGGGGTCCGTAGAACGGTTTGCGTTCGCGGGTGCTGCGGGGGTGGGGGTCTGAGCGGGTGCCGGGTCTGCCGGGGTCTGCGGGTTTTCTGCTGCCCGGATTTCCTCGGTCAGGGTGTCGATCTCACGCTGCAGGGAGTCGAACTCGGCCTGTTCGGTGTCGGTCAGGCTGCGATTGCCAGCCTTTTTTGCGGCATTGAGCAGTTCCTGCTGCCGCTTGATCTTGGCCGCTCTGATCCGCTTCTTGTCCATAGATGGGTACCTCCTATATGGAATTTTTATTGATCTGAAGCTGGCGTTCCAGAATATCCAGCGGTGTGCCGGGGCCGATTTCCTCGACCTGACGGCCAACGCCCACCGTGCTGTCTGCCGGGATGCTCACGATGCTGACCTCGTAGGGCCACCACTTGCGGACCACCTCGGCGGGGCCGGTGAAGCGGCCATCCGCAGTTGTCTTTCCTGCCAGAACTTCTTCGATTGTGTCGATGCGGTAGCCTACCGATACGCCCTTGAGCGTACCGCTCCGCACCTTTTGGTAGATGATCTCCGACTGTTCATCGGTGTCGAACTCGATCTCTGCGTAGCAGCGGTGGTCGTCGCCGAGCCATGCCCGGATGATCCTGCCGATGACCGAATCCCGATTGTGGTTGAAAAGCACCACGCCGATCTCGTTCAACCGGGCGAGATCGACGGCCCCGCTTGCGTGGTCGAGGATTTCATTGCCCCACCAGCGTTCGTAGGGCTCCTCGCTGGAGAACGACAGGGTAAACTTGCGCTCATTGCCCTCGCCGTCCATTGCTCGGATGGCTCCGCTGAAAAGTTCCCGGTGCTGGGTATTACTCCGCTTTTCCGGGGGTGCTGCTGTCTGCTCCGCTGCCCGCTGCCGGAGTCTCGGTCTGCTGGGCGGGAGCTGTCTGCTGTTGCACAGCCTGTCCAAGGATTACACCTCCTAAATCGATACCATGTTCTTCTTTGGCGTACTGAAGGACTTCTGCGATGTCGTCCACCTGAGTTTTCCAGTCAGTGCCGTTCTCGGCGGCAATCTGTTTGAAGGTCTTTTGCCCTGTCTGAAGGGCGATCTTTGTGGCGGTCGCTTCCTTGGCCGGGTCAATCCACGGCTTCGGGTCCTTGACCCATTTGTGCTGGAAGAACTTCTGTTTGTCGCTCCAAAAGCCGGGGGCTTTGATGAGGCCCGCCAGAACCACGGAAATGACGAAGGTTTCATAGATCTCGTCCATGACCTCCAGAAGAAGTTCTTCGTCCTCGACGTAGGTCATGCCATCTTCGATGAGACCCTGCCGGGTGCTGGAGTAGTTGCTCTGCGACATATCGCGGGAGGTGGCCTCATAGCTCAGACCCTGACCCGCTCCAAAGAGCCGCTGAAAAAGTTTGATGAAGCTGGATGCATCGGTCGCCTGACCCTGCGGGTTGACGGCGTACACATCGTCGCCAGCGTTCAGTTCCCGGATCATGCCGGGGGTCAGGGTCTTGCCGTCGTAGCTGGTACGAGGCCCGGTCGCTGCATTCTGGCTGCGGCCAAGGCCTGCGGTCGGCAGCGACTTTTTGATGAACACCGAAAGGCAAGCCTCGATGCGCTGCTTCACACTGACGGCGGTCATGAATTCGTTGGCATCTCGGATGCGTGGGATTGTCTGACTCATGTCGGACATTTCCCGCAGCTGGGAAGGCCGCCGCTTGCTGAAGTAGAAGATCACGTCCTTGGCGGGGACGTAGATCGGCTCCATCATGGTGATGCCGTCCAGTGCATACTGCCGGAACCAATAACCGACCGGGCGGTTGTACTGGTTGTACTCGATGCCGCCGACAATGCGGTTGCCTTTCTCTTTGGTGTTCAGCTGGTTGCAGTCCAGTTCGTCCACCTCGAAGATCTGCAGCTGAAACGGCACCATGCCAGCGTCTGTGTATCGCTTCACAAAGAGGATGCCGCCGTCTACTTTCTTCCGGCGCACGGCCATGCGCAGCATCTGGTTGAAACTTTGGGTGCCGGTTACGTCGCAGTTCTGCTTCTTGCACCAGAGTTTCCAGAGACGTTCAATCTCGCGGGCAGTGTCCTGATCGTCCATGTAGGACTGGAGAACATAGCCACTGCCGACCGTGTTCCGAACGAACGGACCGACCACGGAGTTCATCATGTCAGAGTTTCGTTCGAGGTCTCTTGCTCTTGCCCGGACGGTGTCCCGGCTGTATCGGTCTGTAACCTCTGCGCTCTGGTTCGATGCGTACCAGCCGGAGTTGAGCCGGCTGTAGTCTCCGGCATCGTAGTGCCGGACCTCGTTCATGTACTGCCGCCAGACCTCGCGCCGTGCGCCCCACTCCGGGCTGATCCAGCCGATGATGTTGTCAAGCCATCCCATCCCGGTCACCTCCCATCAAAAAATGCGACGTAGGTATCCGAGAAGAGGCCATTGTCCTCTTCGGCTGCGATCTGCGCCGTCAGGTCGTTCCGGGTGGCGAGCAAGAGATTCAGGTCTGCACGGGTCAGGCTGCGAGAGCCGATTTTGTAGGACTGGCCGCCGACAAGCACTGCCTGAATCGCTTTGTTGACTTCTGTGAGAAGTTCGGCGGGGGTGAAGTTCCCGCTTGCAGCGATGTCTGCCATGTCATGCCTCCTGTGTCGTGGCCGCTGTTGCAGCCGGGGTTGTGATGCTCGGTGTGGCCACCATGAGGATGCCACCGCCGAGAGAAGATCGGATCTGCCTCATGCCGTCGTCCGGGGCGAACGGGTAAAGGCCGACCTCCAAACCGATAAAGCCGGAGGTCGAAAGGGTCAGTAATCCAGACACTGTACTTCAACTCCCATCGCGCTGGTTTCGTTCGCGGTGACGGCGACCTTGTCGGTCATGTCGGAGGTGCGGGGAATCAGCCGGGTGGCGATCACCTGACTGGTATTTGCCGGGATGGTTACCTCTGCATCGAGGATGCTGCAGGTGATGTACCCGGAGGTGAAGTTCTTGACCAGAAAGCGGCTGCCAGATGCTCTGAACTGGAACTCCACCGGGGTACCGCCTGTGGTGGGCTGACGAATAACTTCCATGAATCTCATTCCTTTCATTCCTGAAGCCAGTCCTCGTTTTGAGAGATCCAGCTTTCTTCGGGTGTCGGCTGTTCCGGCTGCGGTGCGGGTGCTGTCTCCTCCGGCACGGCCTGAAGATGCAGGGTGCGTACTCCCTGAATGTCGGCTGCGGCCAGTGCGTAGACCTCGCAGTCCAGATAGTGGTTGTCTGCGTGTGAGCTTTTCTGCACCCACCGCTGGACCACGCTGCCGTTGCTGGCCTTGACGTTTATCTTGTGTTCGGCGGTGACCATCTCGGCGTACTCCCGGTCGCACCCGGAGTAAACGGTCCATCGGCCAGCCTCCTCCAGCTTTCGCTTCATGCGGGCGGCGATCATGTCCTTGTACTTGCCGCCGTCCACCAGCACCAGCGGGATGCCGTAGGCTTTGCTGGTGGCCTTGTTTACGGTGGACAGCTTGTAGTGGGTCATCATCGGATTGCTGGAGCCTTTGCAGGGGAGTGCCCAGTCGGAGTTGTTGGCGCAGAAGTCGTAGACGCTATCCGAATCGTTGCCAGAGTCAATCAGTGCCAGATCAACCGCCATCGGAGGGCCGCCGTCCTGCCGGGGGTATTGCAGGTTCATCACCTGTTCGACCTCGGCAAAACTGAAAGCCTGACCGTGGGCGATGTTCTGCGAGGTGATGAAATCGCCCCACGCTCTGATCGTCCAGTAGAGGCAGTTCTCCTGCACGTCCACGCCGCCTGTGAGCAACTTGGCCCACGTCGGAACCATGTACTCCGGCAGATCGGTCTGCCGTTCGAGGACGAGGTCTGCGCTGGTTTTGAGTTTGGTGTCCTCCCACGGCTCTGCCAGCCAGCTGTTCACAAAGTTCTGCAGCTTCTCCGGGTCGTCCTTGCTGTCCAGAAATTCATTGACGACTTCCGAAAAGCGAACAAATGGCGAGTAGAGGGTGTTCATCCAGAACGCCACCTTTTTGACCAGCTGGGTCTTGGATTCCACGGCTCTCCACTGGCCCTCCCGGAGCATCTGCGGCTTGTGGCGGTCGGTAATGATGCCGCCGCACTTCTGGCAGACGTAGTAGCACTTGGCTGCCCGGTCTGCGTTGGAGAGACTTTTGTCGCCGGGGAATTTCATCTGCGCCCATTTGAGTTCGATGAATTTCCCGCAGTGTGGACATGGCACGAAGTAATGCCGGACCTCGTCCGCGCTTTCGAGGGCTTTCCAGATGGGGCCTGTCCGAAGCGTCGGGGTGGAGGTCATGAAGATCTTCCTGTTGTGGAACGTCTTTGTTCGTTCCGTTGCCAGCTTGATGGGGTTCGCTTCCTTTTTGCTGGCTCCGGGGTACTTGTCCACCTCATCCAGAAAGAGAAAGCGAATTGCCTTGCTTGCGAGGCTTGCCGGGGAGTTTGAGCCGACCAGCGAGAGGTACATTCCGTCAAACTGAAGTTCCATCACGGAGGATTCTTCCTTGTGGTACAGGCTTTTCAGTGTCGGGGATGCCAGCAGCATCGGTTCGATGCGGTTGGTGGACACGCTCTTGCCGAGTGTGTCGATGGGGTAAACGACCATTGTTGGGGATGGGTCCTGCTGCACGATGTAACCGATGCAGTTCAAGATCACCTCAGTGCCGCCGACCTGCGATGGCTTGATAAAGTCGATTTCCTCCGTTTCATAGTTTCGGAGTTCGTCCATGATACCCACGAGGTATGGGGTCTTGTCGTTCATCCATGGACCAGACACGGATGCGGTCTTGCTCTCCAGCATTCGATACTTTGCCGCCCACTCTGAGACATTGATGTCCTCTGGCGGGCGCAGGTAGCGCAGGGCCTCTTTTTGGTAGGGGGTTACCAGAAATTTACGAATCCGGGGCTTTCGGTTTGCTGCCATTGCCCTTGTCCGGGATTTCTGTTACTGCGGCCAGATAGAACGCTTCGAGTTGTCGATTGACCTCCCCCTGCAGGTCACGTTCTATCTTCCGGGCTTCTAGTGGTTCGACGTAGCCGCTCACCATGCTGGTCAGCCGTCCGGGGAGCGACATGGCGAATTTTTTGAAGGTCGTGAAGAATCGACTGTAGTCCTCTTTGACCTTTTCCACGTCCACAAGCTGCCCGGATGCAACGGACAGCTTCATGTTGTGGAGTTCGCCCTGCGCTTCTTTCAGGGCGATATCGGCCTGAAGTTTTTGTTCTCTCAGGTCCATTTCTTTTTCGGAGCGGTTCTTGCCGTAGGCTTTGTCCGAAAGGTATTTGACGTACTTCTGGATCGTGGGAACCAGATCGTAACGTCTACCCTCCGGGGTCTCGGTCGTGGGAAGAACGCCCTCCTGTGTGAGTTGCTGAATACGGCGGACGGTTACTCCGAACAGTTTGGCGATGACCTCCACGCGGTACATGGAGCCGCCTGCAACTTCGCCTTTATCGTTCAAATAGAGCCCCCCCCCGCTGATAGCTAGTTGTAATTCGTGGTCTGTCATACGGCGGTTAGAGCTTCTCTGCCTTTTGCCCGGTGTAGGTTTCCCACCGCTTTATGATTACGTCGCAGTTCTTCTCGTCCAGTTCCATGCAGAATGCCGTCCGTCCGAGCTGCTCTGCTGCCATCAGGGTGGACCCGCTCCCGGCGAAAAAGTCACCGACCATCCATCCGGGGCGGCTGGAGTTGTTCATCAACCGTCC